CCGCCGACCTGGACCACGCGATTGCTAGAGGTTGATCCAAACCACTGGTCGGTTAAGAATGTCGTTGCGCTGCCGCCAGATACCGATGAGGCAATAAAGTAGTTATCAATTGCCGCAATTGCTGATACAAAACCGCTTGTTGTTGGTGCGGTGGTGCTAATCAGAGTCATGTTAGTGCTAGTGTCGTCAGCAAAATCAGCGCGGTTGTTGGTAACGTGTACGTTTCCGTTGCTGGTTACGTTGACGTTAATACCATCAGCCCAGTTCCAGCAGTTTCCATACAGGTTTTCAATACCACGGTAGACCATAAATGCAGTACCGGGTTTTGCGCCAGCACTAGGTTGAGAACCATTGGTGCTGAAGTTGCCCCATCCGTTAGATACGCCAGCAATGGTGTGGGGGCTGTCAGACTGAGTTCCAGACTGCGTTAAATAAGAACCGCTTGTGTTTCCGTCACCAAGAATAGACTGAGAGAAAAACGATTGATGCTCTGTAAGGTACAGCAGTTGCACAGCAGACCACAAAGCAAAGTCTAGTTGCCGCCAGCCAGTACCACGGTTAGCCGCAATGGTTCTAAATTGAGCGCGGGTCAATCCCACCATCGGGTAGATTCCGGACACGCTTGCCAGCTTATCTCCGGTAGATTCGGTAACGTCTACATTCGGGGTATTGCTTACGGCATTGTCGCGGTTTAATCCGCTGATATAAGCGCTGCCAGACACATCAAACGCGCAAGCATCGTAAGCAGAGTAGTATCGCTTATCTACTTCTACGCCATCTTTGACAAACGCCGGGTGAACCGTGTATCCGGTAAGCGGATAGTCAGAAACAAACCATGTCGTAACCGTTCCAGAAACCGCACGTTTAGTGTAAAACTTGGGAATTTCAACCATGACCATACCATCTGCGCCGGTTAAGGTAGCAGAAGTTCCATCAGCTTTCTTGGTTGAGTCGTTCTCATCAAGATAATAATTGACAGTTCCGTTATCAAGCAACAAGCAGCGCCGCATATTGCGATGGGCAGCAATCAGCTTTACCGGCTCATCAAAATATGATTTAGCAGGAGAGCTAGTAGCAGAGTTCCACGAAAAAGATGCCGATGGGTAAATAATCTCAGGCACTACAATTGGCGAGCTAAATATTTGAACGGCGGTAAATGTCTGCGCCACATCTAGCTTAGCGGTATTTGCGTCATAAGCCTGAACGTCTACACCAATTTCTACGCCAAGGTTTTCTCTAGCGGTTGAAGCATTTGTTAGATCAGAAAGGTTATTAGCAGCTACTAAAAAGCCATCACTAGGCACATAAGCAGCAGCCCAAATTGTGCCCGTGTAAACCTTAACCACATTATCGGCAGTGTTAAAATACAGGTCGCCAGCCTGCAAAGCCGAGCTGTCATTTCTGGTTGACGGGTCAGATGTTTTTGGCCCTAAATAAACGTCAGCAAAGTTTGTAATGTCGGCAACATTTAAAGCCACCGTAGTCACGTCTGTGCTGATGCCAGCCACCGTAGTCACGTTAGCTGCAATGCCGGCCACTGTCGTGACGTTGCTGCTGATCGCACCCACCGCGTTGACATTGGTAATGTTGCCAGCCACGGTTGTAATGTTTGCGTTAGCCCCAGCCACCGTCTCAATGTTATTCGTCGGTGTGATCTCG